ACAATGTGACTAGTCAATCTTCTGATTTAAATATTAATACAACAACTTATTAACAAGAGGGAACAACTATGTGTATGCCAAAACAAGAGCCACCTGCTCAACAAGAGATAATTCAACCAGTTAGAAATGCAATGTCATCAGGTGATGAATTGTCACCTACTATTGAACTAGCTTCTGAAGATTCTTTAGAGATTGCTAAGAAAAAGAAATCTAAAAAAGGTACAGCAGCTATGCAAACTGATTTAAATATCACAGGTACAAATTCTAACGTTAACGTTTAATGGATTTTAAAGATACAGCAGAAAATCGTTATGAATCTTTAAGTGAAATTAAAGAGCATTATCTCGATAGAGGACGTGAATGCTCTGAGTTAACTATCCCCACATTAATTCCTGAAAATTACAAAACACAATCAAGTGACTTTTATAGTCCTTTCCAATCTGTAGGTAGTAGAGGTGTTAATAACCTTGCTTCAAAATTACTACTTTTATTACTCCCACCTAACCAACCTTTCTTTAGACTGACGATACAAGGCAAAGCTAAAGAACAAATAGAGCAACAACCCGAATTAAAAACTTCAGTAGAAAAAGCGTTATCTAAAATTGAACGTGAAGTAATGGGTAAAATTGAATCTCTTGCCTTACGTGTTCCAACATTTGAATTAATTAAACATCTTATTGTAGGTGGAAATGTTTTAGCACATATACCAAAACAAGGTAACATGAGAGTCTATGGTTTAAATCAATATGTATGTAAAAGAGACGGTGAAGGAAATTTATTAGAAATAGTTGTAAAAGAAAGTGTTTCTGTTTTATCTTTAGACGGAGAAGTTAGAGAACAAGTTCTTTCTCTTATGTCAAAAGAAGATGTTAAATCTCAAATAAATTGTGATTTATATACACATGTTTACAAACTAGAAAGTGGTAAATTTTATGTATGCCAAGAAGTTAAAGGAATTAAAATACCTTCATCTATTGGTTCATACAATCAAGATAAATTACCATGGTTAGCTTTAAGAATGATTAGAGTAGACGGTGAGGACTATGGCCGTAGTTACGTTGAAGAGTACATTGGAGATTTAAAATCGCTTGAAGGATTATCGCAATCTTTAGTCGAGTCTTCTGCTGCGAGTGCCAAAATGATTTTTATGGTAAGACCAAACTCAACTACTAAAAAAAGAGATATAGCTACAGCACGTAATGGTGACATTATATCTGGTAGTGGGGATGATGTATCAGTCTTACAAGCAAACAAATTTTATGATTTACAAACTGTAGAGAAAGCTATTTCAAGATTAGAAGAAAGATTAGCTTATGCATTTTTATTAAACACAGCCATACAAAGACAGGCTGAACGTGTAACTGCTCAAGAGATTAGATACATGGCAAACGAATTAGAAACTGCAATGGGTGGTATATATTCTTTATTATCTCAAGAATTACAATTACCTCTAGTGCAATTACTAATGGATAGAATGGGAAGTCAAAATGAAATTCCTAAACTACCTAAAGGTTCAGTAAGACCTACAATCATAACAGGTGTAGAAGCACTTGGACGTGGTAATGACTTACAAAAATTAAGAGAGTTTGTAGCAGAGATAGGTCAGCTTGCACAAATCAATCCTCAAGTAGTTCAACTAATAAATCCACAAGATTTAATTACTAGACTAGCTACAGGACTTGGAATTGACACTGAGGGATTATTAAAATCTCAAGAACAATTACAAGCTGAACAAGAAGCTGCAATGCAACAACAACAAATGCAACAAATGCAGGATACCGCACAAGATGTGGCACCTAAAGTTGCAGACAACATGACAAAACCGCAAGGATAATAAATGGTCGAAAAAGTACAAATACAAACACCAGAGACAACACCAGAGCAACCATCGGAAGACAAGACTTTTGAAAATGAAAGTAGACCTGAATGGTTACCTGAAAAGTTTAAGTCTCCTGAAGATATGGCAAAAGCCTATGGTGAGTTAGAAGGTAAATTAGGAAAATCTGAAGAAACAACTAAAGATTTAGAACCTAAAGAAGAAACAAAAAAAGAAGAAGGCGATTTATCAATAGATAAAGCAGAAAAAGCTGTAGAAAATGCAGGTTTGAATATGTCTTCTTTACAAGATGAGTACAGTGAAGGTGGTCAATTAAAAGAAACTTCGTATAAAGCTTTAGAAAAAGCAGGAATACCGAAAGACTATGTTGACGCTTTTATTAAAGGTCAAGAAGCAATAGCAACTCAAACTTCTAACACTTTAAAACAAGAAGTGGGCGGAGCAGAGTCATATAATAATATGATGAGTTGGGCTGCCGACAATTTAAACGAAGCTGAAGTAACTTCATTTAACAATACTGTTAATGGTAAAGATATTGAAGCTACACGTTTAGCAATACAAGGTTTAAATGCACGTTATAAAAATAATGTTGGTGATGAGCCTTCATTACAATCTGCAAATAAATCTAGTACATCAAATGCACAAGGTTATAGGTCTTGGGCTGAAGTAACGTCTGCTATGAATGACGAAAGATATTCAACAGATGACGCATACAGAAATGATGTACAAAATAAACTAAATAACAGTAGGTTATAACATGGCAAAAACTGGTCTTTACGCAAACATTCATAAAAAAAGAGCTAGAATTAAAAATGGCTCAAATGAAAAAATGAGAACAGCAGGTACAAAAGGTAGACCTACCGCAGCTCAATTTAAAAAAGCTGCCAAAACTGCCAAATCATAGTTGTGTTACCTTTATAGGTAGCAACTGCTAACACAAAGTTAAGTCCATTAACTTGACCGTTCCGAGGAACGACAATCTTGTAAAAAAAACTTGAAATATGTGAAGGCGTTTTAATAAAAACAAACAATAGAAAAGGGAGACAAATATGTCAAACGCAATACCTGCTTCCATTGGACGAGTAAATGCTGCAAACGCAGAAGATGCCCTGTTTTTGAAAACGTTTACGGGTGAGGTTATCACTTCATTCGATAGAGCGAGTAAAACACAAGGTGCGGATTCTGTAAGAAGTATAAGTAACGGCAAGAGTGCTACATTCCCAGTAATGGGTATAACGACTGCTGCTTACCATACTCCTGGTGCAGAAATACTTGGTTCAGATGTGAATCACAACGAAAAGGTTATTACAATTAATGACCTTTTAGTTTCTTCAGCATTTTTAAGTAATATTGAAGAAGCTAAGAATCATTGGGATGTTAGAAGTAATTATTCCACTGAGATTGGACGGGCATTAGCCTTCCAAAAAGACAAACACGTTCTACAAACTATTGGTCAAGCGGCTCAAGAGACGACTGCCAATGTTACAGGCGGAGACACAGGTACAGTATTAACTAATGCTGCTATCGCTTCTACAACTGCGGCAACGTCTGCAAATGGATTTATTGATTCATTGTTTGACGCAGCCAAAACTTTAGATAACAAGTATGTTCCCTCTGAAGGTAGAGTCTGTTTCTTAAAACCAGAAATGTACTACAAATTAGCGAATGCTACTAATGCAGTCAATGTTGACTTCAGTGGTGGTGCTAATGGTGGAGTAGCGTCAGGAAGAGTATTACAAATTGCAGGAATTAAATTAATTTCAGTTCCTCATTTTGTTGCTTCAAACGTTACTGCTGTACCTGATAAAGGTTCAGCTACTCAAGGTGGTTCAAACCCTCAAGCAGTTAATTTAACTGCATACGAAGGTTTAGTATGTCACCCGAGTGCTGTCGGTACTGTTAAGCTAATGGATTTAGCTACTGAAATGGAATACGACATTAGAAGACAAGGTACTTTGATGGTTGCTAAATATGCTATGGGTCATGGCATACTTAGACCGGAAAGTGCTGTAGGAATTAAAGACGCTTAATATTTATTAAGTTTATTTATACTATATAGGAGTGGGGGACAAGGGAGACTAAGTCCCCCGCTTTAAAAATTTAAAAAGGACAATCAATGACAACACAAATAAATTCAACTACAGAACTACAAGCGATAAACACCATGCTAAGTTTTATCGGTGAGAGTCCAGTATCGAGTATTACTGGAAACATTGGTACAGACGTTGCGGTCGCTAAAAATATCTTAGATGAAACTTCTATGAGTGTTCAATCACAAGGTTGGTTCTTTAATAGAGAATTAAATATAACTGCTTCAAGAGATACATCTAATAAAGTACCGTTAGAAGCAAACTGTGTACAAGTAGAGTCTTCGGCTCCTTACCAATATTTTTATCAATACACTATTAGAAACCAATACTTATACGATTTAAAAAACAAAACTGATATTTTTACTTACGACCCTACAGTTGACAAAGTATTAGTACAACAGTTTGAACATTTACCTGAGTATGCAAGAAGATACATTTCAGTTAAAGCTTCAAGAAGATTTGCAGCAAGATATGTAGGTGCAACTGAATTAATTAAAATGGCACAACTAGATGAGCAAGAAGCTCACATGGCATTTGAACAAGCAGACTCAAGAGCTATGGACGCTAACATGATAAATGGTGATTACAATACTAGTTATATTGCTAATAGAGGGCCTAGAAGGTCTGGCAGGAACTAATTTATGGGACTAATCTCAACCTCAATTCCCAATCTTATTAATGGTATTAGTCAACAAAATGCTGTTCAACGTAATGTAGGACAAGCAGAATCACAGACTAACTTTTCATCTACTATCATTGAAGGATTAACAAAAAGACCCCCAACAGAATTTGTCGCTAATCTACTTTCATCAACAGCTTTTCCAAATAACGCAGCAGTACATTGGATTAATAGAGATAGTGCAAACCAATATGTAGCTGTGTTTACAAACGGTACTGTTAAAGTTTTTGATTTAAATGGTACAGAAAAAACTGTTACTATAGGGACTGGAGGTGCAAGTTATTTAGCTACAACTAAACCTATTGAAGATTTAGTGTTTACAAATATTGCAGACTATACATTTGTCGCAAACAAATCTAAAACAATAGCTGAAACTTCATCGACAACCGCAGCAAAAGTACAAGAATATATTTCTTATGTTAAAAGTTCACAGTACGGAAGACAGTACAGTGTAACTTTAAAACATTCAACTTGGTCATACCCAATACAAGTAATGTTTCAAATGCCAACTGGTAATGACGCTTCAACTGATAGTCCTTTTAGAGACACAGAAAAAATTGCTCACATATTATTATATGGAACAGCTTCATCACATTGGTCATCTAGTGCAGATGGTATTGGATTTAAAACTATAAGAACTGACACTGGTGCAACTTTAAGTACATCACAAGGGTTAGCAAATTATTCTGGAATTACTGGAACGTTTACGCATACGCAATATGGTAATACACTTTACGGAACATGTAGTAGTGGTACGTTCTCAGTTGAGACTACAGACGGTTTTGGTAACCAAGCTATGTATGCTGTTAAAGACGCTATACAAGATTTTGCTGACCTTCCTTACTACGCTAAACCAGGAATGATTTTACAAATTACTGGTGAAGAAGGTGACTCACTATCAGATTATTATGTTGAGTTCACTGCTAACGGTGTATGGAGTGAGTGCGTTGGCCCAGGAGTTAAACTAGGTTTAGATAATTCCACAATGCCTTTCGCATTAATTAATAACAATAATAATACATTTAGTTTTACACAACAAACATATACAAATAGAACAAGTGGTGATGAGGACACAAACTCTGCACCAAGTTTTGTAGGTAAAAAAGTTTCTAACTTAACATTTTTTCAAAACAGATTAGGAATAATTTCAGACCAAAATCTTGTGTTATCTGAAAATGCTTCTTACTATAATTTTTATGCAACAACAGGTACAGATGTTTTAGATACTGACCCTATTGATATTGCTGCGGCAGGGACAACAGTAAACAAACTTTACAATTCTATAGATTTTAATGAACAACTTTTATTATTTTCAAGATCGGAAGAGCGT